CAAAATAAAATCACAATGTGAAAAATGCGGGTTTAAAAGCCCGCATCGTGAAGTATTTCGAGTGTTTCATATAGACGGCAATTTAGATAACTGCCGTCCTGCAAATCTCAAAACAATATGCTGCAACTGCGCTCAAGTATTAAGCAAGGACGGAATAATGTGGCGGCAGGGCGATCTCATCGCTGACTACTAATCGTTTTGCTTGCGAATATAAATCGTCAATAGTACTATTATTATCTAGTACAACATCAAAATCAGTTCCTACCCAAGCAGTTTCACTAGCATGAATCTTTCTCATTTTTAAATCTTGAAATGCCCAGTTATGTCCTTGATTCGCTGCTATAGCAGTATCGTACCAATCGGGTAATTCTCCTCGCTGTACCCAAATAATCTTGCCACCGGCATTTTTAATAGAGCTAATTTCGTTAGGAAATCTGCAATCTGATATTACCACATGATCTTTACTATTACGGAGTTTGTTTTCTAAACTGGCAATCCAGATGTCATCATGAAAGCCTTTGCGGCATACTTCGGTGCCCCAGTACTGTAAGACCCATCTAGGAGTTAGTGTAGGCATATCTAGTCTAGCTGCCCACCACGGATCAACTTGCTCTCGCCATTCGCGGGCTTCTTTAGTTCGGCCTTCAAGCATGGTTCTGTCCCAGCCAAATACGGCGCTTACTGCATCCTTGAGAGTGCTAGCAAATGACTCGCGTCTAAATTCGTGAAAGTTTACAAGGTAGTCGGCGACTGTATCTTTGCCGCTGCCGATAAATCCGCATATTCCTATAATCATAATGTCTCCTATTAGATACATTATACTATAGAATAATTACAAGGTCAAATAAATTTAGCCAATTATAAATGTGTAGCCGCTGCCGCCAGACACTAGAGTTTCTAATTCTTTAGTTAGTCTTTCCAAATCTGCTGTTGCTTCGCTTTTCATAGCTGCGCCATTCAAACTGCTACCGCCACCCGGTCCTGCAATTTGAGCAAATTTTTCACGAGCTTGTCCTAGCATCATCTTGCAGTTAGCCAAGGTGTAGTCTTTAATCCACTGGCCTGCATAGGTATCTTCGATTATGGCAAAGTCAGGTCTAGTATTGTAAACCCATAACAATACTTCTTCTGTTCCCCTAGGTCGTTGCTGAATCATTAATTTGCGGCTTTGCGCCTGCCACGTAAAATTAATAAACGATCCAAACATTTTGCCTACAAGTTCTTGATACTGAGCAAATAGTTCGTAAGTTAATAGGCCACCCATGTTAGTTGAACTTAACAAATAGGTATTAGTATAGGCCATATTGAACGGCTCGAACACTGTACCGCCACTACCGTTTCCAGACCTAGAACCTACACTTCTACGAAAAATTTGTCGCACTTGTTGAATTTCTTTTGGAAGAATATACTCGTTTTGATCTGTATTCAGTGTAAGAAATGCGTAGCTTTCTTCTACAGCATTATCACTACGCTGCCGAAAAACACCTAGTGCTCTATCTAGTGCAATTTCATAATGTTTGGGATCTAGTTCTACATCAATCATGCCGTCGCCCAGCATGGTTTTGCAGTAATCGTAGACTTTTTGACGGGATTGATCTATTTGGCTCATACAGTATTTATCGTAGCGGTAAATATACTACTATGCCAAGACTCAGCTTATACCGCCCCGAAAAGGGCAACGACTATAAATTCATTGATAAAACCGCTTGGGAAATGTTTCAAGTGGGCGGTACCGATGTGCTTATTCACAAATATCTAGGACCAGGAGCGTCTGTGCAGGGTGCAACACCGAGTACTCCTGCGTACACAACTGACAACCCGTCTCAGATCCAAGATTTATTGTTTTTAGAAAATAGAGATCGAAAATACGATCCTGATATCTATCAATTGCGTGGAGTATATAATCTCCAAGATACCGATTTTAATCTAAGCCAGTTTGGTTTGTTTTTACAAAACGATACTATTTTTATCACATTCCATATCAACGATACTGTGGAAAAAATTGGAAGAAAACTAATCAGTGGGGATGTAATTGAGTTACCTCATCTTAAAGATGAATTTGCATTGAACGATTTATCATTTGCTCTAAAACGTTTCTATGTTATCGAAGAAGTTACTAGAGCCGCAGAAGGATTTTCTGTAACTTGGTATCCTCATTTGTATCGTGCAAAATGTAAACCATTGGTTGATAGCCAAGAATTTAAAGATATCCTTGACACGGTTCAAACCGATGCCAACGGCGATCCAACTGACACTACGCTACGAGATATTGTAAGTACTTACGAAAAAGAAATGCAAATCACGCAAGCGGTACTGGATCAAGCAGAAGAAGATGCTCCAAGAAGTGGATATGATACTACTCGACACTACATGTTACAGTTGGATCAGGAAGGAAAACCAGAACTAGTAACTGTAGATAGCACAGAGTTAGATGCTAGTGTTCAACTTAGAGCAACTGATGTCAACGGAAATCCCTTATCCGACGCTGATGGTAATCCGGTTTATGTAAGTTCTACAGCATCTACAATCTATCAAAGCCCAACTTATAACGGACCACTAACAGGAGATGGCGACGGTATTCCACCGAACGGAGCACCGTTCACTGCTGGTATATCGTTCCCATTACAACCTACCACTGGCCAATATCACTTAAGAACAGACTACTTGCCTAAGAGATTGTTTAGATTTACAGGAACTAGATGGGCTAAAGTAGAAGATGTAACTAGAATGACCATGAGCAACATGGGGTATGAGGATGTTGTCGACGGCGGTTCGCCGAATAATGTCTACCTAGATAAAGATGTTAGACTAACACAAAAAACTACATTCATTAACAATCCTACTGTTAACACAATTAACGGTAAGCAAATTAAAGAAAAACAAAGCCTTTCTAAGGCTCTTAGACCTAAGGCAGACGAATAATGGATTTTTTCTACGACGGACAAATACGCCGATATGTCACACAATTCATGCGTGTGTTTATTGGATTCAAATATAAAACCGGTGACGGTACACTTAAACACGTACCTGTTATGTATGGTGACATGACCAGACAAGTGGCAGCTATTATTAAAGAAAATTCAGAAAATAAGATGCCAACCGTTCCAAAGATGTCTTGTTACATAACTGGATTGGAAATGGATACCAGTCGATTGTCTGATGTTACTTTTGTCAGTAAGA